ATTTGCTGATGAAAAGTTAGATGGCGTATCTGTTAATGCAGTGAATGTAGTAGAACCACCTCCACCACCGCCAGCGCCTGGTTGGAATCTTGAGTTAGAAGTATTCCAAACAAGAACTTCTCCATCGTTAATTCCTGCTGTGGTTACATCTGATAAACTGTTAATGCTTGAAGTAGTGTCTAACATTTTGACCCAAGCGTTACTGTGAGCATAGTAAACTGCCGCGTCTGCTGTAACTTTTGCTAACATGCCGTCGTAGGTTGTAGGACTTGGTAAACCGGCAAAGTTGTTATACAAGAAAGTTATTTTATTGCTTCCAGTTGCTGTACTTGGATATGAATTTAATACTCCGTTTTGGACAACGCTGAGTACTGATCCGTCTCCTAATGCTGTATATAACTCGTTAAAGTTATTATTTAATTTTGTAGCGCCTGCTCTAAGGTTATCACCTTGTCCATCATTTGGTAGAACACCTACATTTACTATTTGTTTTGCCATTTTTTGCTCCTACTCCTACGTTTGATCAAATGTAATGTTGTTGTTGTCCATTGTAAGGTTTGTGTTATCCCATTCCTTATCACTGTCAACGATTACAGTGTTGTCGCCTGCATATTCAACGGCACCATCTGCTAATCCTTGGTTAATTCTTACAACAAGTTCGCCGTCATCATTTACATAATAAAATAAATTTGCATCGTCCCAACGAAATTGTTCATAATTTAAATTCTTGTACGTCAAGTTATGTGCTGAATCTCTTCCTTCAAAGAACTCTGCACCTTCATCAAAGTCTGGAAAGTTATCAACTACGTCACCTTCCTTGTTAATTTGAATAGTGTCTGTCAAACTTAATTGATCTAACTTACCTAAAAACAATTCTCCAGAGTCAGTTCTACGTAATCCGTAAAAGTATCTTTCTCCAAGATTGTCTTCAATGGTTTGTGTAATTGACTGACCTTCATAAAAAACTGACATACTACACTATCTCCACGTAACTCATAACTGCATCTAAACTTCCGTCAATGTCTGATTGAATAGACAGTTCATTCTCTGATGCAAGAATAATTTTTTCACCACCGTTCAATACTTTTAAAGTTGCGTTCGGTGGAATCAAAACATTTTTTAAGTAAAATGCTTCAATTGATGTATCGTCTGCAATTAAAACGCTGGTACTTACAACGGATTCAGTTAAGTTGGCTAACGAAAGGCCAACGATCGTTGCTGTTGTACTTGGACCAGCCTTGTAAACAGGAACTTTCACTGTTCCAATTTCTTTAATTGCTTTTGTTCTAAAAAATGTTGCCATCTTATTTCCTTATTATCCTATTACCACTGCCATTTTAATAGCAATTTCTTCTGCATCTTGTGCGGACACAGCACCTGAACTACCTGCAACTGAAACCCACTGACCTGCTTGATCGTAAATCTCAACCCTGTCATCCTGTGTATTAAAACGCATCATTCCTGTTTCTGGTGTTGGATGTCTATTTGACAAAGTACCAGTTGGAATAACAAATCCGCCAGTTCCTTCAATCTTGAAGTAACCAGTACCAGTTTGAGCAAGAGTAGTAATTGCGCCTGCTACAGTATTAGTTATCGAATTTTGATTGAATCCAAAATTTTCTACAACAACTTTACCAGTTCCGTTCGCCAAAAGGTTCAAATCAGCGTTTGTAGTAATGGTTCTTACTGTATTTCCTTCGATTTCAATGTCATCGACTAATATTTTATTTACATTAAACCTTGTTGCGTTTGCATCAGCAATCTGTGTTCCACCTGCGTAAAAACGTATAGTATCATCGTCTGCACCCGGTGTTGCTTCTGCTGTAATATATGTATCTTGGTCAACATCACGCACACCATTTAATGTGATCCACTGTCCATCATAACCTTCAAACACATCTGTGTCTGTGTTATAACGTATCATACCATTTACGCCTGTACCTGGACGTTGTGCTGTTGTACCTTTTGGTATTGTTAATGAACCTGTTGAATTAATCTCAACTGTTTCACTGCCTGGATCAAGAACAATGTCTCCTGGTGCTGAAATAATGTTTGCTTTGAAACTTAAATCATCAACAACAATACTTCCTGTTCCACTTGCACGTAATTCTAAGTCTTGGTTTGTGTTAGTTGTTTGAATAACATTAGTATTAATGTTAATATCATCAATCTGTGCCTCACCTGTGTAAACTTTTTTCCATTCATGTGTTGAAATACCTAAGTCAAATGTTCCGTCTTGGCTTGGTACAAGGTTACTTGCAATACCTGCAACAATTTGTATGCTATCACTTGCTTCATCACCAATGGTAATGTTACCACCTATTGTAACATCTCCTGTTACATCTAAGTTTCCTGTGATGTTTACATTGTCTGCAAAGTTAATAATACCGTCAGCACTGTCAATGTTCAAGTTTCCACTTAAACTTTCTACAGTGTTGCCACTTAATCTTGTGTTACCTGTTTGAATCTTGTCGCCGTCAATAATAGTTGTACTTGTGCCAGTGCTAAATCTAACACTTTGTAAAGTATCAACGTTAAAGTTTGCGTTAGTAAATGTAACAGTACCAGATGCTTGATCAACATGGAATACATCACCAACTCTAAAGTCACCTTTATGGTCAACTGAACTAAAGTAAATGTTTGCGTCATTTAATTTTGTAACTTCTTGACTTTGTACAACTGTTGTTGAATCATTATCAACTGCTTTACCGTTACCAATGTATGCAAGGTTCTGAGAAATAAGGTACATAACAACGCCGTTACCGTCGCCGTATATTCCATAGTTACCATAAACACATGCACTACCAATTGATCTAATCTCACAACCAAAGTCTGAGAAGTCAACCAGTTCCATTCCAGTTGCATAAGCACCGCCACCAAAGCCGATTGTCTGATCTAAAATAGTTTCGTCAGTAAGTGTTGTTGAAGTATCTGTACCGTTAAATCTTAATAATAATTTTGTGTTGTTATCATTTGAAACTTCGTTCAATGGTGGTGTGTATGAACCTGCTGTGTATCTTGCATTGTCTGAAATTCTAAAATCATCTACATAACCGTTGAAAGCATTTGAAGCATCATACACTGCACCAATAATAAACGGCTTACTTGTTCCAAGTGTGCTACTAAATGCATTATCACTATCAACTCTTGCACCGTTAACATATAAATTAATTGTATTACTTGAACGTGATACTGCAATATGTGTCCATGTTGTTGCTGATAACGTTCCGCCGGATAATATCTCTGCACCATTGTAATAAACTTTTACTGTACCACCTACGTGATATATGTATAAGCCTGTGTCAGTTGCTGTACCGGCTCTCATATCAACTAATGACTGTGTACCTGTTACGTTGTTTCCGTAGAACCAACCTTCAATAGTAAAGTTTGCTGTTCCTAAACCAAAGTCTGGATCATTTGCAATGCTGATATAGTCGCCGGTGCCGTCAAGTTGTAAACTACCAGTGCCGAATTTTTTAATTGTTGTATCTACTTGTGCTTGTCCTGAAACAACTACTGTCTTTCCACCACGTTCAAATTTGGTTTCAAGTCCTGCCGCGTTACCGTTCAAGTAAATGTAGTTTCCATCTACTTCATTTACTGTTGCACTAATTACAGTTCCGCCTGCTTGTGTGTATTGAAACACTTCAGACGCTGTTGGTGTTCCAACAAGTCCGCTTAATTTAACTTTAGTACGTCCTGTACCTTTTAATCCTGTAGTACCATTAACACCTTGTATCGCTTTGTCGGCAAAATATACAAAAGAGTTTAGCCATTCAATTCTTGCACCATTGGTTGCGTATAATCCAACTGCTCCAGGAACAATAAATGTTACTGCATGGAATAACATACTTGCTTCTTTTGATCCTGTTACTGCTACAGAGCCATCTAAGTATGCACCACGTCCTGCATCTCCTTGATCAAAGCCTCTTGGATCACTTGCACTTGTTACACTACCTTTTGTTATTACAGTTACGTTTTTAACATAAGGTGATCTTGAAGTAACATTAAAGTTACTTGCAAATCTAAAAGCATATCCATTGTCATTAATGCTATCGTAGTAAAAATCTTTGATTGACAAGTTCATAACACTTGTTTCACCTTGCAATACAAAACAATCATTGTTGTTTGTTCCTGCTGTAGGTGTAATGTTTACTGATCTAATACCTTCACCTAAGATTGCAACACCCGCTGGTACTGTTAAAGGAAATACTTCTTCATAATCACCTGGGTAAATGTGAATAGTGTCTCCTGCACTTGCAGAAGTTAATGCTTTTGTAATAGTTGTGTATGGTGCTTGTGGATGATTACCAGCATTTGTATCATTACCATTCTTAGCAACATAATAAATGTTGCCTGGAGTTGCTGTTAAGTCCAAGTCTGATAATGTAATACTGTTTGCAACAACTGTTGTTGCTGTTACATCATCAAAGTAACCATGATTCCACTTTTTAGTTGCGTCACCAATGGTGTATATGTTTGTTGCATCTGGTATTAGGTTACTGGCAATGTCTGCATTTATTGTAATACTATCTGTATCGTCATCACCAATAGTAATATCACCGTCTGCACTGATGTTACCAGTTGCATGTAAGTTACCAGTAACGTTTGTATTACCTACAAAGTTAATAGTACCTGTCCCGTTAGGACGAAATTCTAAGTTTTGGTTAGTTCCTAATGTGCGAATTACACTACCGTCTATTTCAATATCATCAATTTGTAATCTATCTTGGTAAATTACGCTGTTTGGTGTTGCAATATTGAACTGACTTGCTGTAGTAGAGATAGTATTAGTACCACCGTTGATTGTTATGTTACCAATCGGTAATGTAGTGTCTAAAATATCTAATGATTGTATTCTTGCTGAACCGTTTATATCGAGCTCGGCTGTAGGCGTTGATGTCTTAATTCCAATACGGCTATTATTAACATCTAAATAAAGTAGGTCTGTTTCAAACGCTAAATCCACTCCTTGACGAAGCAAATTTGCCTTTAAAAGCGGACCAGATATACGACCAACTGCCACCTTTTTCTCCTATAAACGGGGATCCTGTCCCTCTACCCTGTTAGACAAAAACTTGCCTCTATCGCTGGATAACCACGGTTTGTCCTGCAATTGACTTGGCCAGCCCTTCATTGCATTAATAGTATTTATCGTTTTTGGATATTAGCCTAAGATAAGGTTCCAAAGGAAGTTAATTGACTCAGCGTATTCTTCAGTAACAGATTCACCACCACCTGCCGCTAAAACCCACTGTGTTCCGTTCCAACTTTCAAGGTATCCTCGCTGTGTATTGAAACGTGTAAGACCCTGTTCTGGACTTGTGGGTCTTGCTGTATCATCACCATATGGAACAACAAGTCCCATAGTTTGATCAAACTTTAAGTAAGAATATATGTCTGCAAGACTAAATGTAAACGGTGTGTTAAGTGTATTAGTAATTGTGTTATTCTTAAACACAAGATCTTCCTGACTAATACTACCTAATCCGTTGGATAAAAACTGAATATCTGAATTAGGTGTAGCACTTGTTATTGTATTACCATCAATTGAGAAACTATTCTGCGAATCAAGTCTATTTGTTTGCAATGTTATGCCATTAATTGTAGTATTACTTGCATTTCCTGTAACTAACGTAAACTGATTGTTGTTTAGATCAATATATGTGTCTCTGTCAGTATCATATAATCCATCAAAACTAACATTACCTCCGCTATAACCTTCAAATATTCCTAAGTCTGTATTATAACGCAAATCACCCACGTTATCTTTACGTTGTGCGTTTGTACCTGTTGGCAAACCTAAGTTATTAGTTGCTGACATAGTAAGATTAGTAGTTGGTGCTAATGTTAAATTAGTTATATATGATCCTAATATATTACTTCTTGCAGTAACATTATCAAATACAACATTTCCAGTTCCATTTGCACGTAAATCTAAATTTTCGTTTGTATTACTAACACTAATAGTGTTTGCATTGAAGTTAAAACTATCTAATGCTAATTCGTTAAAGTAACCTTTTCTCCAACGTCTTGTATTTGTACCTAAATCATATTTGTTTGTTGTGTCTGGATATAAGTCTTGTGCAAAAGATGTTGTAAAGTCAACAGTATCACTTGGTTGATCTCCAAGTGTTACAAGATTTCCGCCAAGTGTTAAATTACCTGTAACATCTACACTTGCCATTCTTGTATTTGTAAGTAAGTTGTGTATGTTTGAAGGAGATGCAAAGTTAATTGGACCTGCAACGGATCTAATTGTGTTAGGAGAAAGAATTCTTATTGCTCCTGTTTCAATAGTTCCACCATCAATAAAAGATGTATTTGCATTTGTGCTTACTCTTAAACTTGAAAGTCCTGTTGCATCAACTGTGTCAGCATCAATGCTTGTTGTTCCATCTTTAAGATTTACAAAAAATGTATCTCCAACTTTAAAGTTACCTTCTTGGTCTTGTGATTGATAGTAAACTTTTCCGTTGTTTAGTTTTGTAACTTCATTTGCAACAATAGTTTGTGTAACATCATTAGTTACGTTCTTACCTGAACCAATATAAGCAAAGTTGTGTGATATTAGATATGCTAAACAGTCTGCTCCATCTACTTCAATACCTTTATTTCCATAAACACTTGCTGAACCAATGGATCTTATTTCACCGCCTTTTATTAATACGCTATCACTACGCCATCTACCAGCGCCATCCACCATGTACATTGCTCTATTAGCGAAATAAGCGAATGAATTCAACCACTCAACCCTAACACCGTTTGTCATTGTAATGGCATCAACACCTGGAGTAATAAAAGTTACACTGTGAAACAACATACTTGCTTCATTTGTATCATGATCACAAACACTACCATCTACAAGTGCGCCTTTACCAGCGTCTCCAGAATCAAAACCTCTTGGATCACTTGCACTTGTTGTTTGTCCTTGTGTAATAACTGTTACATTTCTAATATATGGACTACGTGATGTAACTTTCATGTCGCCTGCAAATCTAAAAGCATAACCTTTATCATTTGTGCTATCATAAAAGAAGTTTTTAACTGTTAAATCTTCAACAGTACTTTCGCCATTTAATAAAAATGCATCTTCACTTTGGTTATCAGTGGTCGGACGTATTTCAACATTACGCATGTCTTGTCCTTTTACTGTAACACCTGCTGGAACTTCTAATGGAAATTGTTCTTCATAATCACCTGCGGCAATAAGAACTGTATCTCCTGATGTTGCTCTGCTTAATGCATACTTGATTGTTGCAAGTCTACCTTGAGGTGTTGAACCTCTGTTAGTATTATCACCATTAACAGCAACATACCATATGTTACCTTGTGAAAGTGTAACTTCAATACCAGCAACTGTAACATTTTCTACGCTAACATTATTAGTTACTGTTAAATTTTCTGTTTGTAAATCAAAACGTTTAGCACTTGCACCTACATCGTAAGTTGAAGTAACATCAGGAATTAGATTACTGTCAATGTCACCTAAGAATCTAACATTATCTTCATCACCTGTACCACCAATTAAAACATTTCCGTCAAATGTAATGTTACCTGTTGCATGAATGTTACCATCAACGCCAACAGTTTGTCCTGCTGTGATAAGTTCGTTAGTACCTGCGCCTGCTGGAATAAAATCTACATCAGCATTTGTAGTATGCGAGCCAATGTAATTGTTTTGTATGTCAACTGATGATGTTCTAATACCGCCAACAACTACTCCACTACCAACACCGCCTGCATGATTAATATTGATGTTTCCTGATGGAACACTTATACCGTCTGGACCAATAGAAAAGTTACCAATGTTTAGATCATTAGTAATTGTTAAGTCTTGTCCAGTGCTTCTTGCTTTTAAAGTACCATCAACTGTAAATTCTCTTGGTCTTGTTACAGTATTAATACCGATTTTTCCGTCAGTATGACCTATATACAGTAGATCAGTTTCTACTGAAAGATCTGCTTCACGCTGTAGATTGGCCTTTAATAACGGACCGGATATTCTTCCAAGACTCATAGTTAGTACTCCTTAACTATATTTATTGGATTTACTTGTCGAAGTTATGTAGGACTGTTACGGCTTTGCCGTTTGGCACTGCTGAAAGGAATTTAATGTAATAACCGTCTGCGTATGGACTATTTGGCCCTGCAAGGTTACCACTTACACTTTGTTCTAATGTGTAGTTTGTTACAGATAACTGTAAAACGTTTTCTACAATTACTAATGCACTCTGTGCCGTTTGTGGCACTGGATATGAACTGTCGTTAGCATTAAGAGGCCCAAATACAGTTTCAGTACCATCTCCTGTACCTAAACTTTGCTGTGTTATTGGTGTTGGCTCTTTAAGTCTAATTTCTTTCCATACACCATTATCATAAAATTCAACACTGTTGTTTGTTGTGTTAAATCTCATTTGGCCTAATGCTGGATATGACGGACGATCTGCGTCTGAACCTACAGGAACTTTCAAAGCACTTTTAGATCTAATGTCAACAGTTTGATCAGTATTATAAAAAATACCAACGCCTCTGTCGATTCCTCTATTATTGGTTGTTTGTGCTTTTAGAAATTTCATTACACTTCCAAGTAACTTACTGTTGCTGATAGATTATAAGGAGTTTGTCCTTCTAATATAATTCTATCACCTGCTTCTAATACCATTTTTTCTGTATCAAACGTAAACGTATCTGAACATGCTACTCTCACTCTTTTTG